AATAAGTTGTTCGTAGTTTGGTCTTTTACTTACTGCATCGAGTATATCATCTGCTGTATTCAATTGAGCTACAGGAATACCAGTAATGTCACTTAATTTTTTTGCGCTCTTGCCATCTTCAATGGTAGTATTAGTCACACGATCAACTAATCCATGTTTATAACTCCATTTTAATCCCGGATGTAATGCCGACACAATACTGGCAAGAATAACATGGCGACTCATGCCAGTCAGTTTGCTTTCTTCTGGTGCCCCTGACATACTAAATGCCTGCCAACCGGGATCACCAAACATTAAATCAGCCTGTACAAATCCTTTTTGGTTGTTACCTGCAATAGGTGCTTTGATATGAACGCTATCACCTGACTTTTTTATATCTTTGGCATCAACACCGTTTGCCAACAAAACTTTTATCAAATCTTCTTTGGTAGTTGTATTTTCATCAACTGCTAAATCTAAATCACCAGATGAACTTTTCCTACCAGTAGTTCCTAGCCAGGTTTCAATAGGAAATTTTAAGTTAGTAACAGATTCTATCCAATTTATAGTATCTGGAACATCTTCACGGTTAATTCTTTGTGTAAGAGCTTCTCCAGTTTGGCTTTTAAAAACATTACCACCTTCGTTTAAATTAAGCACCGCCTTTTACTCCTCTTCTAGGACGAAAACCGCTTATGGATTTCTTGCTAGGAATAGGCTCCATTCTACCCGCCGTATCGGCAAATTTATTTAATGCACCATGTGATGCTGTTGGCATTACCTGTCCGTATTCATCAGTCCATCGTCCATCTGAATACTTATAAAACGTAGCATTTTTTTGTGGATTCATTACTGCTATTCTTTGTCCTTGCGGAATAGACAAACTTGAATCATCAGATGGTTCCGAAGCAGTTGTTGGCTCAGGCTGAAATAGACTTCGTAATCGTTGTTTAGTTTTGGGTTTTGGAGGTGGTTTAGGATCCTTACCATACGCTGTTGCTTGTGCATTAACCATAGGACCAAATGCATCTGGTGGTATCCATCCGGCAGCACCTGGATAGTCCGATTCAGGATTATCACCAAATTTTTTATATGCAAGAATTGCTGTATCTTTTATATTGGGTGGTAAAGATTGCAGTCCAGATTGTTGTGCCTGTTCAATGTCTTGAAATACTTTTGGTTTAAGTCCGCCCAAAAAACCTTTTGCAAATCCTGACATAAAACCTTCGCCAATTATATCTTTAATTTTCATTACGAAATCTCCTAACACCACGAGCAAATTTAGCAGGGTCCTGTGCGCGAATACTGTTAAGCAATCTACGCTCCAATTCAGCTGCCTGTTCGGCATCGTAGTTTTCCTTGATGTAGTTAATCAGATTGATGGCACCTTGTATCACATGCCCAGCACGACTTTCCACAAGATTTTCCCTGTCTCTACCCACGGGCATGTGAGCTAGTTCATCCAAGATGCTACGGGTGCGCTTTTGCAAAATCTACTCCGTTATTGGGTATTTATCTATCTAACTTTTTGTTAGTTGTTCCCAAAGATAAAGTCTATCTGGGTGGTACGGTACCCATTCAAAGTTATTGATACTTTTCTCCAAGGACTCAAATCTATGTTTGTCTAAAAAAAGAGGCAGTTTATCTAAAACATGTTTTTTTAAAAAATCCAAATGTACAGGAGGGGATGGTTGTACTTGGCTTCCCCTAATATCTTTATATTCTTCCTGTTGAGAAAACAATTCCATATCTGGATAAATTATTGGAAATTCTTGGAAAATGTGCTGTTGCCTTAAATTAACGGTCAAAAAGAAAAGAAAATTATTCTTTAAAAGATGTTGTACAAAATACATATAATTGTAAGTTCTTTGTATTGCTTGCGATTCTGCGATATAAAAACTATGATAAGTTTTTATCTCTTCTATTTGACTAGCACTACTTAACCACCATTTTTGTAGCCCAATTTCAGCAAAGTTAAAGTGGTAAACAGGATCATTGGCAATTAGCTCTGTCCAGCTATCATCATGTAATAGTTTATCAAATCTACAAGGATCAGCCCATTGAACACAAAAAAAAGCGTCGGGATTTTTCTTATGCGCATCTATTATACAATTTACAATGTATTCGTTGCCTGCTCCTATTTTTCCATAATTTTTAACTTCGACATTAGGGTATAATGCTTGCAAAATATCTGGCCATTCTGGCCAAATATGACCTGCTGCAAATCCATCACCAAAACAAAACAATTTAGTGATATTCATAACTTATATTTAAAAAATTTTCATATTCAGCTTCATAATACCTGCTCACACACTCCGATTTCCAAAAATCTGGATCGAACAAAAAACTGTTTAATTCATACCATCTGGTTAAATGTTTTTTGGTTTGGTACCCGTGCATCAGTTTTTGGAATCGTTGGCTGTTTAAAACGACTTCTGCAAATTCTAAGTTAGTTATATTTGATGCATAAACAGAATCAAATCCTTTTATATAATTTTTTGCAGTTTCTCTTTTTTTATCAATCAAGTCTTGCCCACTTAATTGCAACCAAATATCTGTTTTCTCAAAATACAAATGATATGCCCGTGCCCATCTAAAAATTTTACTTTGATAAGTTTGTGTAGTAATTACAAAAATTTTATTAAAAATACTTGTGTCTATTTTTTGGGGATGACAATGAGTTCCTATCCATATGTTTTTATCTGTGAATTTGTTAATTACTTCATATAATTCATCTACATTAAAATTTTCAAAAACATCGTTTGCATCTCCTATCTTTCCAATACTGTGATAAAAGGAATTTATACCGCCAGCCGGGGATACGTTTGAAAATGTATTATTAAAAATATCACAAAGTAAACCTCCGCAGGTATAATGAGGAAAGCAAATTAAATTCATTTAATCTGTTTTATTTTTTATACTGGCAAGCATCTGTTTTAACTTTGTACTATCAACTGTAGCCTGCACTGATTTTTCAATATCGTATCCAGGCTTGGGTTTGGCAGCGATCATGGGGCTGCCGGCGGTTGCAGAGGTTTTAATCTGATCCATGATCTGACTGCTAGTGCGGAAGCCTTGCCCTCCGTTTTCATTCTGTGCATCTTCCCCTGGGTCCGTGATACGTAGGCTTTCAATATTGAACTCAAGATCAACTTTTTGTCCTACACCGCTCGAACTACGAGTTTTCATTAACTGTATCTGATATCTACCACGCTCACGCATGGCCCTTGAAGTAAAGATGCCAAACACATTATCTGCTGTGTTAATTTTACTGATACCACCGGAGATATGACTGTGGTCAAACTCAATTTCTTCAACAGCACTACGATTCAACTGCGATGCTGTAATCATCAGTATATTAAATTCTCTAGCAAGATTGCGCAGTTCTTCACTCACATACTTGTCTTTTACAAACAAATCACTAGGCGAAACTTTAGCACTAACTGGCATAACAAGATCAAGATAATCAACCATGATAAAGTCTGTTTTCTGTCCTGTTTGTATTTCTAGTTCTTTGAGATAGGCACGAATGTGATTCACATTGCTCTGTGCTGGCATGTATTTGATACGCAACTTGCCCGATTTCTTTCCTACCATACGTATCTTCATTTCCAGTGTATCTAGATCTCGGAATATTTCTTTTGTGCTACAGTTTGCAACCATAGCATCCATACGCATGGCACAAAGTTCTTCGCTAAGTTCTAGTGTAAGGAACACACCGTTGAGTCCAGCAGTGATCCAGTTAATAGCAATGTTCTGCATGAACAACGATTTGCCACTACCCGAACCACCAGCAAAGATGTTTAATTCGCCTCTGTTCATACCGCCAAACAAGCGTTGATCCATGGTAGGCCAACCTGTGCTGACCTGCCCGTTATTGCTTTTGATCTTCATCAATCGCGCACGAGGATCTTCAAAATAGTCTGTGCCCATGTCTTTGGTAAGACTGATTTGCACAGCGTCCTTGATTAGTTTTTCAACAGGATCAAAGTCGCCGTTTTCAATCATGTCTGCCGCTCGGAGAATGGCACGTTCCAGTTCTTGCTTGCGACTAAATCCTTCGAATTCCGTCAAGAACCAATCATAATGACCTTCCCTAAGATCTGGCACTTCACGTAGTTCCACACTGGTGGCAGCTTGTATCTGTTCTCTAGTGGGCAAGGTTTTGTGATCATCACTGTGTTTTTTGATAAATCGCGCAACTTCTCGTAAGCTACGATCAAAATTTTCTGCGTTATAAATGTTCTGCACACGCACATAAGTCTCTGCGTCTTGCAGCATCATTTCTAAGAACAGCTTTTGTACTTCAGGATTATAATCTTTCATTGATTGTTTGAAAAAGTTTTTCTGCTATAAGTTTATGACTTCTTATTCCAAATGTGGGCACTGATTTAATATTTGTTGAGTCAACATGATACTTATTATAAATTAAACAATATGATAAATCAACATTATAATTTTCATTATCCCAATGCACAAATACATGAGGAATATCTTTGAGTAGCGATTTGGCACCATTTATAAAATCGTAATATTTTTCAATCACTAACTCATTAGAATTTTGAAAACAAATATTACCATCAATTCTATGCCGATTTAAATTGTTTATCTGCCAAACAATAAGTTGAGGCTTTGACACATCTATCACTTGCCGACAAAATTCTAACTGTTCATGGTTGGTATGCCCATATGCTCCCCATGCACAGTTGTAAACCGGAATATTACATCTTTGCTCTAACAAATAACCAAAAGTATTTTCTACATCTAGTCCCATACCAAATGTAATACTATTTCCTAATAATAAAATAAAATTATCATGATCAAATTCTTGAGATCTATAACCTAAACTATTAAACTTGTAGGTAATTTGATTGGTATTGTCATACTCAAAATTTAACACTTGTGTGCTTCTTTTAGCATACATGTGCATTGGAGCGGGCGGAAATCTCATCTACTAAACTTTGGACTGTATCGAACCAAGATTCATGTGTGTTAACATTGACGTTAAAATTCTTTTGTACATAATCAACTGTAATTGCTTCATCAAAAATATCATAATGTAGATCACAAAAACGTGTTTCTAGTTTAACCTCAGTTCCAACATATTGTGATAGCCAATCAATTAAAATCTTTTCCATTGTTTTTTTAGGTAGTTGGATATAATCAAATTGAATTTTTTTTCCTTGATCGGGCTTATTTGCAAG